TCTTGGTCGTAATTTAGAAAGGGAAAACCCAGTTCCTCCCCCAAATTTTTGAACCATAGCAATGTCATGTGCTGTTTTCATGATACCTTCCATACTATCTTCTAAAGGTAAGACAAAACATGCAGATAAAGTTCCTTGATTAGTTCCTGCATTCATTAGAGTTGGTGAGTTGGGGATAAATTTTAAGTCTTTCATTATATCTATAAAATCTATCGCAGTCATAGATGCTTCTGGAGCCATTCGTCCATACAACATATCAAGTTTAGCAATCGCTATTCCTACCCTTTTAAACATTTCTTCTGCGTTTTCAATAATTTTGTTGTCTTCATCTTTTAAATAGTATCGGCTTGTTGCTACTGTTTCCGCCTGTTGTGTTAATTGCGTAACCAATTTAATTCTCCTTCTATCCTCTGTAACCACAGTACAGACATAAATTTTTTTCTTCAACCCAGAAATTGGGCATACATACCAACTCATCGCAGTTGGGATTTGGGGCTTTTTGTTTTTCTTGCTTATCTTTATTATACTCATTTCCTGTCCATTTTGACAGGTCTGGTAATTTTGCTTCTTCTTGTACTGTATTCTTTTCTTCAGGCGACACTGCTTCCAACCAATCAGTCAAACTTCCTAAGCTTTCATATTTATAAACAGTTGTTTCATAACATGCTTGTAATGCCATAGCAATCGAAAAGAATGCATCTCCATGACCCATTGGAGTCTCAGGAGCTTTTAAGTCATTACTCACAGAAAGAATCTGTTGTTTTTGTCTTTCATCTTTTATTAAATGTAAATTATCTGAATGAGTATATTCTTCAAATATTTGTGCCATAGTTCTTTTACTTTTTTGTGAAAAGGTCATAGAATGCCACACAGGATCTAATCCTCTATCTTCAAGTTCTCCTCTTGTATTATCTATATATCCTTTATGTAAACTAAAGTTTTCTGCTACCTCATTTAAATATTGTATTTGTTTTGAATAGTCCCAACCATCTAACCATGATTGATGGACTTGTTCAATCTTTTCATCTCTTCTTCTAAAAATTACTAAGTGTGATGGGTGTCTTTTCTTACCCACATCAAATCCAGCAAAAAGTTGATCACCAGCTTCCATTTTAAAAGGTTGATGGACTGATACACTTCGTAAAGTTTCATCTTCACATTTAACTATATCTTCTTCATGAAAATATGCCTCAGTTGAAAAATGAGGTACTAGTAAAAACTCTGAAGCAAATGATTTAGGTCTTGCTTTTTGTTGTTCTAATAACCATTTTTCATTATACAATTCTGGCATCAACACTTTTCTATCGGGTGTTGGATCGAGAGCTGGTAATACTCTTGATTTAAATCTTTCATCTTTTTGTAAATTACTTAATAAGTCTCCGGGCATCATAGGAGTACCTAATACAATTACTGGTACACCCTTTAAAGGAATGAACATACTTTCCGTCATAAAATGATCTTCTACTTTTGTTATCTGTCCAGTATTTAAAGGATTCTCAGGATCACGCAATACATCATCGGCAATTAAAGCTCCATTAACATGCATACCACGTTTGAAAGAGAATAAACCACCATGCATTATCTCCATAGGTTTTTTATTAACATAATATCTAAATGAATAATCTGCCTTTGGAGAACGATTATCCATAAGTTCTGTCAAAATAGGATTTCTACTTACAGCTTTATTTATTTCAGACAAATGATATCTCGCCATACCATCACTGTATGACAAATATAAAACAGAACAATCTCTTTTAGCCTTTAAAAGTCTCCATACACTAAAAGCATGCCCTAATACAGTCGATTTAAAATGAAATCGTGGTAATACTGCAACATAATTCAGACCTGTTTCTAAACATTCCTCTATATCTTCAGCTAAAACACCTACATGCCAAGCTCCAAAATACTCAGGGTTGTCAAAACTCTGTGACCAAACATCTCTAAGAAACTCATAAAAGCTTCCAACTTGATAACTAACATTTCCAGTAGTTAATCCATCAGCTAATCTACTAAATGCATCTTGAAATGTAACTGCCTCTTGCTGTTTTTTACTGAATGTCATCTCTTTCCTGTACTAATGTTTTTAATTTGGTTGCAATTTTAGTTAATACTTGTTGATCTGATATCTCATCAACTAATACATTAAGAACATCTTGAACAAATTGTAGATTTACCATTCCTTCAATTGTTTTACGTTCTCCTTGTATTCCTATATCCAAAGCTTTAACTGCATCAAAAGCTCTATCAAACTCTAAAGTATCTAATTCAGAACTTGCTTTTTCTCTTACATTTTGATATGTATCCAAATGTTCTGTTTGAAGTCTTGCAAGTCTTTGACTATGTTTTTCTTTTACTATCTCTTTTGATTTAGTAGTCATAGCCGCATTTTCACCTTTCCAATTATATTGTCTTGCCCAAGCATAAATAGTTGGGGCTTTAACATCTGTTTGAAATTGTTTATTTACGGATTCCGCAATCTGAGCTCCAGTTTTATTATCTAAATACAATTCTAAAGCTGCTAATTTTATTTCTTCGGGATAATTCTTAGGCATTATTTACCCTTCCATTCAGTGCCAAAGGCAGCCGAATCAGTAAAATTTTGATCAGCACTTTGAGATTCAATGCTTCCACCATAAGGGGTTCCATCACTTTGTAAAAGCCTACTCATATCTACAGTACCTGTTTTATTAGTTGCTGCGTTAAAACATTCAGGAACTTTCTGTTTTGCTCCAGTTGTACCAATAATAGTTTTAAATCTTATGGCTATTTCATTTTTATCAGTTCCACATACACCTTTAAAGGATTCATCTTTTGTACCAATAGATTGATATTGAGGATTATTTAATATAGTTCCTATTTTTCTACTAGCTCCTTTTGGAGTCTCATTGTGTAGACAATCATAATAATCACACCATACGACCTTAGCATACTTCTCTTTAAACTTTTTAACAGTCATACCTTTTGGTAAACTATCTTTAGGTTTCTCTACCTTCTTTTCAACTTTCTCATGATAATAAAAAGTTGGTTTATCATTTACTTTTTTATAATTACTGGGTATTGCCATTTTCTTTTCCCTCCTTTAAACCATATAAAGCAATGCAAGCTGCATCTGCAAAATCTTGTTCCTCAAAATTATCACCCCATTTTTCAATTGCAAAAGACATAATATCGGATTTGGAACAATTTCCTTTACCTACTACCTCTTTCTTCCATTTAGTGTTATCCACCAATTGACAAGGTGTTCTATATTTATTGCAAGTAAGTTGAACCCCACCGACAACTCTAGCTATTTCAATTGTAGATTTTGGATTTTGTATGTAAATTGCAGCTTCAACAAAAGCTTTCTCTACTTTTATTTTACTTAATATCCCATCAAAATTATCAGTTATTTTAACAAATCTTATATCAAAATCTTCCTTATATTTACCTGTTTTAAATCGTGTTACAATTTCTTCTTTATCATTTAATACTACGCCATGTACAGTTCTAGATGAACAATCCAATCCTAATATCATTTCTCACCTCCATATGTTCTTAGAGCTACAATTCTGCTTATAGTATTATATGCAGTTGTATATGTATTTAATAAACCTGCAAGTTCTCTCACAGCTATTTCTTTTTCAATTATTTCTTTTCTCCTATTTTCAAGTCCGGGATATTTGCTAAATATTTCACCCCTAATTTCTTCTTTTACAGGTTTCTTTTTACCTTCATTTTCTCTTTCTTGATATAGGGTAAACATAGCTTTTGAATAACCTTCTTCAAAGGCTGCTTCTAAAGCGTTTCTTTCTGATTCTCTTCTAGAAATTTCAGTTTCCAAATATGCTTTGTAACTACTATACATAACTAGATATTCTTCTAGCTTTGCATTACCAGCATTATATACATCAGAAAATATTAAATCTGTTCTTTCTGATTTATCTACTGTTAATTCGGGAATCATTAATTCATTGATTGATTTCCTAGCTCTCCCTAAAGCTTTTATGGGAGTCCATTTTTCATCTTCCATTATACCTCCTTGCATTTACACCACTTATCACCTGTACATTTTTCAGGTAATTTAGTCATGTTCATAATGTTTAATAATCTTTCTATTATTCCATTCCATACATTTAGATCTAGTTCTTCTACAAATGCTTTTAATTTTTGATCATTCTTATTCTCATATAATACAATACCATGTGTTACAGGAAATTTTGCTGTAGCGTTGTAAAGATTCATATAAGTCTGTAGTTGTAAAGCATGGTCTGGTTTAGCTTGTTTTAAATTTTCAAAACCTCTTGTATTTATAGATTTTAATTCAAGAGCTACAGATCCACCATATTTCTCATGTCTAATAAGAAAATCCATACGTCCTGAAATTGGAGGCATTTCATTTTTTAAAGAAATCTCTCTACCTTCTAAAATACCCATTCGTAAAAAATATTCATTCATTCTATCTTCTAATGAACCCCCATTATCAAATATCCTAGTCAAATTAGCATCTATAGTAGATGGTGGTAACATTCCTGTATATGCCATATATACATATCTATCACAAGTATTTGAAATTAATGAAGGAAAAAATACTCCATGTCTTGGAGGAGATTGTTTTTTTGTAAGTTGTGTTTCAAAAAATTTCAATAACCATCTATCTTGTTTACCATTAGGTTTTACGTTTGCTTTTTTCCCAAGCTGTTTAATGCCTGCCATAATTCCTCCTTAATATCCTCTTTAGTTTGAGACCTAATATGAATAACATGTTCTATTCCCATATCTTTTAATTCTATATCTCTTTGCCTATCTTTTTTTCGTAAATGTCCCATTACTCCATCAGCTTCTATAACTGTACTAATTTCATCAATATAAAAATCAACAGTATATTTGTCAAATGGAGCTTGAGTTTCGTATCTAAGTCCAGTTGAATCTAAAGCTTCTGCCACTTTTAATTCTTGTTCAGTATAATCTCTAGGAAACATCATTTATTAATTGCTCCTGTAATTCTGGTTTATCAATAAAGACTTGTTTAAGACCATTCATACCTTGAGCTCTTACATCATTATATGTATACCATGATCCTGCCTTTAGGACTAAACCTCGTTCAATACCTTCTCTAATAAAACTTTCTAAAATATCTATTCCACCTTCTACTCTAAATGGAACAGAAGCGGCTTTCCAATTCTGACCACCAACTTTAGTTTTTCGTAGTCTTACTTGCATATCAAATCCAACTTTCTCACCAGATTCTTCAATCCATCCATTTCTTCTAACTTCTAATAAGAAATGAGCAAAGAAAGATTGAGCTTTACCACCCGGCATGTTTGCTAATGCAGTAGGTCCCATACTAGCTCTAACCTGATTAATGCAAATTAAAGCAGTTCCACTATGTAGACTTGGTAATAGTCTTGGTAAAGACGAATTAACAAATCTTGCTTGCCAAGCCATAGGACTAAATGAAAAATCTTCATCCATATTTTGAGCAGGGACTAAACCTGCGATACTATCTAAAATAATCACATCTACTAATCCTGTTGTTGCTAATGCTTTAATAGTGTCCATAGCTTGCTCACCACTTGTTGGTTGACTAACTAATACTTTTCCTGCGTCTATTCCACATTTTGCCATCCAATCTGCATCCCAAGATAGTTCTGTATCAATCCATGCTGCTCTACCACCTTGTTTTTGTACTTGAGCAACTATTTGTGATGATAAATAAGACTTACCAACATTAGTTGGACCGTAAATTAA